GCGCGCAACAGGATTCCCTCGTTGTTGTTGTTTTTTGTGTTGTTTCTTTTGTTGTTTCTTTTGTTGTTTATTTGATTTCTTCATGAATTGGGGGGTGTTGTTGATAGTTATATACATCTTAAAGCATTTTTATTAATTCCTATGCTTTGGGAAAAAAAGCCCACTACCAACCTCATCGGCGGCAGGGAGGTATATTTAACGTCCTCACTCTGGACGGAAAGTTAATTTAATAGTCTCTTTCCAACAACACGTCAAGCAAATCAGAATGCAACATTCCGGGTAGGGCCAAAAGTTTTTTTCCAGACAAGTACGTATTCAAGGAGCATGAAAGAATCAACGGCATAGCGTTCCCAGACAAACTGGTTCCAGATCTCGTCTGGGATATACGCCTTACCCGTATTGACTACCTTCCAATCCTCTTTGAACAAATGGTCTGGCTGCCAAGTTTTGTCAGCAGCTTTGGTCAACCTGGTGATTTCCGTAAAAATATCACGGTAAAACCAATTAACATCCTGGAGATTTCCAAAGCCCCTCCATTGGGCCCACAAAAAAGTAGCTGTCTTTCTCTCATTGGTCCACGGTACCTTGAAAATTTCATTGATTGGAGTCATGCTCTTTCCAAACTTGCACAAAAAAGACGGCAAGCGAACGAAACGAGTTTTTCCTTCAATCAAGAACATTTGGTGTTTCAAGAAAGTGATATCTGGTTCAATAGAGATCTTCAACTTCGCCTGAAATCCGGCAAGTCGATAAATCTCTTCAGGGTCAGCATCCAACATAGCAATCGTCGAAACAGCCGCGTTGGTGACGGTGTTTCCTAGACACGTGGCCGGTTCGCCAGTAAAACGCATCTTCATGGGTGGAGCCTCGACTTTGGTATTTGTCGGGCGGTGATAATATCTCACCTTGACTTGATACATTCTCTCGTAATCATCTGCTTGTTTGTGCAAATTTGACTTACGGAGCATGTGAGGCACAAAGGAGATAGGTTTCTCTTCTATGCTACGATCAAATCCTTTGAAGTCGTTCTCAATGTAGTGTCGATGTCCCCTTTTCATCATGGTGCCTCCGGTATCATCACCAAGTGTAGCTAGATGAAGAGATACTGAGGCTAAACCGTGATCGAAAAAGGCTTCCAATTGCTCCGTGGTTATAGCACACGCGAACAAAATCTGGACGGG